CAAACACTTCATTGATGTTCATACCAGCGTAGCCATACTTACCACCTATCTGTTCCCATGCTAGCTCAGCGTTAGTGCTTTGCTGTTTACTCATAGCATTGAACTCACCACGTATATACGACTCATAATCACGTGAAGCTTCAGGTATAGTAGCCATGCGTACCAGTGTATCTTTAGCGTCTTCACGGGCTGTGCGTATCTGACCCTTAAGGAACTCAGTTAAACGTGTGCGCTTGTCTGCATCATTAGAAGCACTAGTGTAGTTAGGTGATTGCATAAACACTTCAGCAAACGCAGCTAGATTACCTTGCATTTTTTGCTGTGTAAATAACTCTAGTGCTTGGTTCTTTTCACGATAAGGATTGTATAACTTGAATGGGTCAATCTGTAGGCGAGACATCTCACGCTGCAATGCATTCTTTGGCGGTCTACCTACAAAACCTGTGATTTGTTTAACGATAGGGTCTTGCATCTTGATAGGCCCATCACCAAAGATGTCAAACCGAATAGCATCCTGACGCATGTTGTTACCATCAGCATCCTTAGTGTACTGCGTCTGGTAGTATGTACGTGTAGAGGAGTTAGCAAACTCTAAGAACTTAGCAAGTGTATCAGGTGCAATACTAATACCTAGTGAATCTTCTAGTTGTTTACTGATCTTGTCACTATCAAAGTCTGGAAGGTGACGTGTAAAACGTTGTATAGCTGACATAGGAATATCATAACCAAACAACTCAACAATAGAGACTGATGCATCACGTGTCTCAGGTAAGTAAGAAGAACGTGGATCAAACTGCCCATAGAAGTCTTTTACGACTGCTGCAGGGTACGTAAACGAACCTAAGTAATCAAATGCTTGATTCAGTACAGGCTCAATGTTACCCGATTCTGCTGCTCTTAGAGCATTGTCTATAAAACCTGTACCAGGACGGAACTCTGTACCGCCTAATATCTTAGTTAAATCTTTACCGATTTCTGTCCCAGATTTAATAGGTTGTCCTTCAGTAACACGTGCAAATAAGTTAGCTATATATACTTGTGCAGCTAATGGGCCAAACGCTGACTGACCATCGTATGTCTTACCGTCATCACCTTCAATTTCAAACCACTCTAAGCCTTTAGCGACATTCTCTTTCTGTGTCATGTACAGACCGCCGAACACCAAAGCACCAGTCATAAATTTTGCTGACTCTTCAGTAGTAGCCCCTGTAATACCACGGCGTAGAATAGTTAGACCTGTGTAGTCACTTATAAACTTAGCTTGTGATGCAAGGTAGCGAGGGAATGGGATAATAGTAGTCAGACCATAGTTGTGAATATACTTGATTGTATCTGCTGCAGCTTTGTTCATACCGCTAGCATCTTTACCACCAAACCTACGCTGGAATGTAAACGCTAGTGATTCATCTAGTGCATCGTTAAGTATATCATCAGGTAACTGACTTACTGTACCCTTACGCAGCATGTCCATGACACTAGTGCCTAGCTCTTCGTTACCCATCTGCTTAAGCTTACGGTCAATGTTACCAGCAATGATAGCACGTTTAACTACGAAGTCTGACATAGTGTTAAGTGTGTTGGCTGCAGCACCTACCTTAGATAACACACTATCTTTAACTACGTGTGATTCAACTAATGCAGCATCAAAGAAAACTTTCTGGAACTTCTCTGGTGCTTCAGACTGTAGCATAGTAACCAATGCATCAGCTACATAGTTATCACGTGTAAGGTACTTCAAGTTATCTAGTGATCCACGGAATGTAGCACCACCAGACTTACGTCCTTTAGTTACTGTATTAAGTACAGACTGATTGAGTTGATCTACAATGTCGATACCTGTCATAGCTACAGAGAATATGTTGTTACGCATAGTTGTAGCTGGTTGAGAAGTCATGAACATACGTCTAGCGTTTTCAAGGTCTTTGAAGCTCTTCCAGATAACACTCTGTGTATTCTTGGTAGCCTTGGCTATTTCTGTTAAGTCTTCAGCTTTAGCAGGAGCCATACCTGCTTCAAACAAATCATCAACTTTCTTAGACAAAGCTTCTAGCTGTGAACGTCTAGCTGACTTAGAGATAGCGCTTTGTGTAGCAAGTATCTTAGCAGCTTGTGACACTTCAGCAGCGTAAGCAGCAGATAGTTGACGTGGAGTCAAGCCATACTCTTTAGCTACGTCTGTGAATACTTCTTTGTTCTTGCCAATGTTCTCAGCTAATACTTCAGTGATACGGACATTAGGCTTACTGATGTCTGCACCAATACGCTCAGCTAGCTCGTAGGATGCAGCAGATAAACGCTGTATTGTCTCTTGACTAAAACCACCAGTAACACCTTCAGGTAGATCATTGCTTAGCAGGTAACGTTTAACTAGGTTACCTTCACGTACAAGATTAGGATCAATAGCTTGTAAGACTGTCTTTGTTGCAGCTTCTAACTTAGCTTTCTTTGCAGGGTCTTTAGCAGCATCCCTGACTTTCTGTGCTGCAATAGCTGCAGCTTCCTTAACACGATCTGCGTTAGCTACACGCCCTTGATCAATAGTCTCAGCTAGCTTCTTAGCTCCACGGTGTTGCAAGGCTGCACCTGCACCGTATGTCCCAGCGCCTACAGCAAAGCCCAGCGCACCACTAAGAGCTACTGCGCCTTTGTCTACCTCATACTTCATGTCTAGGTCTTCAGCAGCACTCTCACGTACTTTCTGATTGCCATACTCAAACGCTGCACCTACTGCACCGTCTGCCATACCAGCCATAAGACTACGCTTAATTATCTTCTTACCTGCTGTACGTAGAGCCGCAAGAGAACCTGCTTTAGTTGCTTGGATAGCTGCAGCACCTGTACCTGCACTACCTATACCTGCTACAGCAGAGGCATAAGTAGAGGGTGCTGATAGCGTACCACCTAAGTAGTCACCAATCTTCTCACCACCTCTGTCAAACAGACCTTCGCCTTTAGCATTATCAAAAGCAAACATAAGTCTACCAAAAGACTCACGCTGTTTAATGTCTACTGAATCATCGTTCATAAAGTAAATGTCTTTAGCTACAGTTACTTCATTTGTAGTTTGATAACGGAAGTGTTCTAACACCTCAGATACTACATCATCAGCAGACATACCTTTAATGTCTTCGTCTGTGTAGCCCTTACGTCCTGACTTTAAGAAGGTAATACCGTCCTGAAGAAACTCTTTGTTTGTCTTCAGATCAGACAGCTTCTTGTCCTGCATAAACTCAGGAGTAAAGTAAGAGTATTGATTAGCCATAGTTAACCTTTATGGGTTCATTGCTTTAAAGATGATCTCTGTAAGTTCTTCTGTGCCAATAGTACCTGACACTTCTAGGTTAGCAGCATTATCGCTAAACCATGAAGCTACAGCACCTTTGATGTCCTCTTTATCAGTAGTGTCTACCTCACCCTCCTCAAAGTAGTCTAACATATCATTGAAGTACACCTCAACAAACTCTGAAGTATTCATTATTGGTTTAGACTTTTGCTCAGCAGGTTCTTGTGCCCCTTTAAATGCGTCACCACCAGCGAACCACATATCAATAGGACGTACTGGTAAACCTTTGTCTTTACGTTCAGAGCGTGGCATATCTTTCCACTCTTCTCGTGTTACATCAGCCATGTTAGTACGTAAGTCATTCTTGTTTTGCTCTAGCCTTGCAGCAACAGTAGCTGCGTTACCTGCTACTAAACCTTTAGGGAACCAACCGCTTTCCTCTGCTTCAGGTGCTTCCATAGCTTCACTAACCATGCGCTCTACTTCAGGGTCTACACTAGTCTCTGTTGCGCTGGGTGCTGCTTCACTATCTGAAGGTGTAGATGGAGTAGGTGCTTCTGTTGATGTTTCAGGCGCTACATCAGGTGTAGTCTCTTCTTGTGTTACAACAGGTTCAGGTTTAGTCTCTTCAAGATCATCTGTTACAACAGGTGTTTCTTCTTCAATACGTTCACCTGCAATGATAGCATCAATGTCTTCCGTTGTAAGTCTACCACCTTTAGCTTCTATGATAGAGATAGCGTTACCGTTCTTAATACTTTCGGCTAGAGTACCTAGTTCAGCTTCATTGTCTACACGATCATAGATGTCATCTAGTACAGACTTACGGAAAGCATTCATAGCCATGTCAGTACCACGGAATGCTAATACAATCTCACGTTCTAAGCGAGATAGTGCATCACCTGTGTTTGTTACACTAGCCTTAAGCGCAGCTTTGTCTTGACCTTCTGCAGCAGAATATGACGAGAAACTAATATCGTTAGTAAGATCGGCATCAAATATCTTGTTGGAAAGTCTACGTGAATAGTCATTACGTGTAGTCTTAGCTGTTGATGCTGTATAGTCATAGGTAACTCCACCAGCACGTGTTACATCACCGTAGATGTCTTCAGGTGCAAAACCAGCTTCTTCCATTTCTAGTAGTTGCGCATAAGAGTAGCCTTTTGGACCCTTAAGTTCTTCCATCTTCTCAGCAGCCTGTAGCTGTGGATCATATGCCAGTGCTGAACGGATAAAGCTACGTGTCTTAGCACCCTCACTCTTAGGGTCTTTCTCTTTAGCTAACTCTTTAGCATTCAAACCCATAAGACGATTAACACCATCTGCTAAGGACATACCTTTTGGTAAGTTTAGTTTTTCTGTTGTGTTAGTAAACGACATAACGTCTTGTGCATTATATCCTACACCAAGACTGCTCTTTAGTTCAGCATCACGTGCATCTAGTGTACCCTGTAGCTTAGGTAAGTCTACGCCATACGCTTCTACAAGAGCTAACGACTGTGCATCATCTAAGCCAAACTTAGAACGGATAGCCTCTGCAGACTTAAGTACAATATCAGCTATGTTACTGCGTTCACCAAACTCACGCTTAGCTCTACGAGCATTATCAAGATTCTCTTCAACTAGACGGTCAAGAGTTTTCTTGCGTTGCTCAATCTGCTCTGACATCTGTTCGCCAAAACCTGCCCAAAAACCTGCCATCTGATTAACCTCGTGCCATTAGGCCACGTTGCATTTGTGGCTCTTGTGTTTCTTCTACTTGCTCTACTTCAGCTTCTTGCATTGTTTCGTATTCTTCTTCAGGCTTATCTAGTACGCCCAGCGCTTCCATCGCCATCTCGTAACCTTCATCCTGTTCAGCAGCAGGTGTCTTACTTAAAGACGCAGCTACCTTAGCACGAATACGTTCACGCTCTTTAGCTTGCTTGGCTTCCTCTTCTTCCTCAAAACCTTCTACGTAATTCACACCAGCTTCATTAGCGATAGACTTAATGTGTTCATGCATAGCAGGTGCAATGATAAGACTTACATCAATACTGTGCCACCCTGCAGCAACACTAGCTGTAAGAATAGTCTCTGCCATAGCACGTACAGGGAAACCTAAGTCTAACAAGTCTAACATGTTGTCAATAACTTCAGGGTCATTGAACTTACTCATGTGCATAGCTAGTGCTTCATCCGCATCAACAATCTCTGGTGGATTCTCCCACGGATAGTTCTTAGGTTCATCTGTCAAAGACTGACCTGGGATTGGAGCCTTAAGTAATTCCATTGTGTTATACCTTATTTAGTGAATCCTGCGCCAAAGTAGAGTCCTACAATAGCTGATACGATATGTGTGTCTAGTGGAGTTATTACAAAACCTTTAGCCATCTTCCATTGTATAGCTTCGTCTGGTCCAAACAACCAAGCTAACGGACCACCAGTAGCTTCAGTGTACCCTACATATACGCTAACATCAGGATACCATACAGCGACTAGCTTTGGCAAGACAATAATAGAGAATACAGCAGATAAAGCGATAAGCCTACGTGTCCAAGCAAAGTGTTTGTCTGTCTTACCTGCATCACGTGCATCAGCCACAGCGCTACGGTTAAACTCTGCACGTTGCATAAGCATCTCGTTCTGCATCTGACGGGCTTTCATGGACTGCCCCCAGATAGACATAACCCCACCTAGCACAGTGGAGAATAGCATAGTGATTAACTCTAGGGGTAAACCGAACATCACCAAGCACCTGCAGAGTTTTTACTAATAGAGTCTGTGCCTTTATTTTCATATTTAGTAGACGCACGACTTGTTTGTTCTGTGTGTAGTAAGTTACCGTCTTTGTCGTAATATTTAAAGGCTGTATTAGTTCCAGAGTTATCGGCTTCAATCTTTACAATCTCTTTTCCACCTGTAGCAGAGATTGTCTCGTTCCATGCATTAGCACGTGCTTTAGCAATACCTATAGAAGCACCACCATCTTTAACAGTAGAACCTGTAAGAATCTTACTATATAGGTTTGTAGCATTTGGCTCTTCTTTAGCAAGTTCTTTATAGATAGCTTTTGCAGACGCACCTGTGTACCAACCTGTTCCTTTATTCCAACCTATCTTTACAACAGCTTTCTTACTACCTTCGCTCATTTTATCCCAGCTATCACCAGCCGCTGTTTTAGCTTGGTTTTTAAACTCTTCAATAACACCCTTAGCAAAAGCTTTATCACTATCAAAATCACTACGCTTAACTGTTACATTACCTACCTTTTTATATGCACCAGATGTATCAAGTTTTGTTTTATCAAAGCCCTCTACTTTAGCAGCACCTTGTGTAAAATCTTTTCCGTCATACTTAAGGCCATCAGGGACAACACCACCAGCTAGTGTAATGTTTTTATTATCTTGTCCTACGTGAGCTTCGTCACCTTCTTGTTTATCACCAACAAAATCATCATAAACTAAATCAGTAACTGTCTTTGTTACGTCTTCAGTAGTAGGACTCATTAAGCCTTTCCCACCTGTAGATGCACCTCCATCAGCATCAAGAGGCTCAGTGTCAATAGTACCAGGGTCAATCTCTTCTGCCATTTCATACAGAGGTTCTTCATTAGTTAGCTTACCCTCTTCCGTATCTGTAACGTCAACCAAACGCACCCCGTCCCTGTCTAACGCTTCATTACCAATGGTATCTACTTCTAGCTTATACGGTTCACGGCTACCCTTCTCAGGCTTCTCTGGCGCACCTTCTATGACAGGCTCAGATATACGACTAGGAATGTTATCAGGTGTACGTTCAGAGATTGTCTTAGCTATAACGTCCTGCATAGCTTCACGCATTCTGTTCACGGTAGCAGTAGACTCAGATATAGCTTGCTTAGTGTCTTTAGACATAACACCCTTAGCTATCTGTTCAGCACTACGAGCTTGTGCTTTCTGTCTGACTTGCTCGACTATTCTTTTACTTAATAAGTCCATATTACAACCACTTTCCTAGTACTGCATCTAATGCAATAGCTGCTAGCTTACCTTTACCAATACTATCTTGTAGTTTAGACTGTTCGTCTGCTGTAAGTTTAGCTATAGCAATGTTAGCTGCACGATCTGCTGCACTCTCTGCTGAAGCAAATGCGAAGCTCATGATGTCACGCTCACGCTGCCATATCTGATCCATGTTAGATGCAGTTAAAGCATTAATGGTTTTAGCAAAGTCCATGTTGCTTTGGTTCTGTGCTGCAGTGTTTAGTGTAGCAATGTTCTGTCGCCACTGTGCATTAGACTGAGCAATCACAAGACCATTCTGTGCATTGAATAAGTCACGCTGTTGCTGTAACTCAGAGTTAAACTCACGTAGAGCGTTAACACTATTCACGTTAAACTGATCCATAGCATTCTGTTGAGATGCATTGAACTGTGATACTTGTGATGTAAGTGATGCAAAGAACTGGTTAGTCTGATTCTCACTCGTAGCATTAAACTGTGCAGCAGCGTTCTCAGCAGCTTGATCAGTAAACATAGCTTGAATGTTTTGCTGTGCCTTGAACATAGCTGTCTGTTGCTCATTGGATAAGTTTTGCATGTCCATCTGCAAGAAGTTCTGAGCATTCTGTACAGCAGCTTGTTGACGATTATTAAGGTTAGCCATGTCTAGCTGTGACAATGCAGCAGCCTCTGCCATAACCATAGCTTGACTGTTGTTTAAGTTAGTCAAGTTCATTGTGTTAGCTGCACGACTATTCTCTAGTGCTACTTGTTGCTCAGCATTGAAGTTAATGTTAGCTACATCAGCGATACGTGATGCATTAGCTACACGAGCTTGGAACTCTTGATCAAACTCTTGACCTAAGAATGTAGCACGTTGTTGAGCAGCTAGCATTGCACGTTGTTGGCGGTTAGACAAGTTCTGTGCTTCAAACTGTGCCATAGTCTGTGCATCCATCTGAGCGATAGGTAGCGCAGCTTCCATAGCAGCTTGAATAACAGCCTGACCTGCTAGGCTAGACGCACCTAAACCACGAGCAGCTAGTGTCTGCATGGCTGTACGCATAGACCCAGCAGCCCAAGCAGGTGTCTCCCCACCCTCAAACTGCTGCATAAGACCTTCTAGTTGTCCTGCAACAGTAGCTTGTTTAGTTGGTGTGGCTGTAGCAGCTTGTATTTCTTCAGCATATTGTGATGCTTTCTCTGCATTAGCTGCACCAGAGATAAGCTCACCTTCCTGTATTTCACGTTGTACAGGATTGTCCATCATGATAGCTGTACCTTGCGCAGCTTCCATGCCTGTCACAGACGTTGTAGCTTGCTGTGCAGCAGTTACCTGTGCTTCAGGTGATACTGTACCTGTGACAGGTTGCATAGCTGCAGTCTCAGCCTGTACTTGTGGAGTCACAGCACCAGCAGTCATAGTAGCTGCAGGGGAAGTCATAGGCATACCAGCTTGTGCAGTAGACGGTACTGTAGCAGCTTGTGCAAACGGAGCTATTGCATATGTTTGACCTGCAGTAGGTGCAATAAAGTCTGCTTGATCTGGTACCAACATCTGTACGTTAGATTGTAATGGCTGCATAGTTTGAGTTACAGCAGAGGCTTGCATATTAGCTAATTGCTCTTTCGTTAGACCGCCTTCATCAAAACCACGTACTACGCCACCTCTATTAAACTTACGTACATAGCCACCAATAGCCATACCCTTACGCTTGACTTCAGGACGTGCTTCCTCAAACTGCTCAATAGCTTCACGTGTTTTAGGACCATTATAGCCGAACTGTTTCTTATAGATGCGATACTTACCTTCTAGCTCAACGTCACCACCTTCACTGTAACCATTAATGTAACCACCACGTGCAGCAGCAGTAACTTTCTGGAAACCTGGTGGGATAACACCTATAGGACTACCATTGATCTCTGTCATACGTAGTTGTTGTCCTGTATTAGGGTTAGCATATGTAACCTGTTGTACACCTCCTACGCCCTGAGAAGGTTGTGTAAGGTTAGCCATGTTTGTACCAGTATAGTCTGTCTTAGTTGTAATAGTTTGTGGTACAGCAGATAGGTTAGCAGTTTGTGTAGGTGTATTAAACGTACCTGTAACTGCAGCTTGTGGATAAGTACCTGTCCCAGCGCCACCTAGTTGAGGCTGTGCAGTTTGATATGTTTGTGTTACTTGTTGTGGATCATACGTAACAGGTGCAGCGGCTGATGTTTGGAATGTTAAACCTGAAGCGTCTGTATAATCAGATGTACCAGCGGTATAACCTGATCCTGTCATTCCTGGTGTAACAGTCAAACCCGATGTATCTGTAGGCTTTTTAATGATCTTATTATCTAAACCTTTTAAGTTAAGGAAGTCAAAGTCATTTAAGAACTCGTACTCTTTGCGGAACTTATCGTAGTAATCTTGATAGTTAGCATATACATCACCTTGTACAATACCTTGTACGTCTTCAGGAGATACCCACAAAGAGTTAAGTGATGCAGCGTTTAATGCAGTAGTTGCACCTGTAACGCCTGTCATCATAGGCTGACCGTTAACTATACCAAAGGTTACGTTACCTCTGTTGTACCCTTGGAACTCACCTGTCTCTTCATTCCAAGTAGGATCACCAACTGAGTAGTTCTGTGTGTTAGCTACACCTACAGCGTTAATGAATGCGTCTGCGCTATATGCAGATACAGCTAGTAGCTTACCAAAGTCACGGTTGTCTGTTATACCGCCCATAACATTAGTAAGTAAATCGCTAGCTACACGATCACGTACTTGGCTCCACATATCACCGCCCATAGTATCAAAGACAGTGTAGTTCTTTGCAAGAGCTTGCTTAACAGCATCACTAGAATTGTCAAGAATACCAAGCATAGTATCCTGAGACATTACGTAATTGCCACTACGCATCAAGAAAGCTTCAGCTTCGTTGTTAGCACCTATAGGTAGACCTGTTTCAGCATTAATGAAACCACCACCATCATCTTCACCTGTAGCTACAAAGTGATCATATGATGCTATAAGTTTAGTAATAGCAGATTTAGCATCACTACCAGTATCAGTAGTAGTGGTAGTTGAAAGGCTTTCTTTTACATCAGCAAGTGCTCTTTTAGCATAATTAATATTTGACGCTCTACCATCGTCATCATTACCTCTTGTACTCATTACACGTTCACGAGTACCATCAGGATTAACTTTTTCAACCCAACTACTGTTTTTACCTGATACAGCTAGATACTGTGACCCGTCATCAGTCTTGAAAGAGTCATAGACAGCGTAGCCTTTACCTTCACCAAACACCCTTTCAAAGCTGTGGCCTGGGTACAACACAGGAGTTCCTGAAGCTGCTGCACTATAGTCGTTGGTTTGTTGGCCTTTGACAGCAGTATACTGTCTAAGTATATTTTTAGCTCTTGATTCAACCTCAGAACGCTCTTGACCACTAGCTCCCTTACTCACTATCTTAGAGTAGTCACCAGTCTGCGCAGCTTCTAGGTAAAGCTTATCTCTGTCTACTTGAGCTTGAACATCTCTAGCGTCTTTACGATCATAGTTACGTGTAACACCGTATAAGTCAGTTACTTCTACCATTTTACTTTACCTTTACTTACCCATTGTCATCCATACCGCACCTGCAATAAATGTCAGGACTCCAACGGTAGCTAATTTTACTACTGTAGACCAGATAGACTTACGAGTGTCACGCCATGCTTCCAACAAGCTACGCATCTCTGTAATATCTTTATGTGCATCATCGTCTAGTAAGCCAATAGAACGTAGGGCTTCTTTAGCCCCACGCCTAGCTGCACGATCTAGCATTTCTTCTATTTCTTCTGGAGAAAGTTTGATGTCACTCATAGTTTAACTCGTGAATGCTTAAATGTCAAGAGGCTCTGTATAGTTTGGATTGTCAGCCCATGTTGTGCCATCAAATGTTTTGCGTCTTGGCTGTGCGCCTTCTGGAACAGTGACATTTTCATACACAGTCGCATTGCTACTATTCAAATCCCATATGACATTATCAATCGTTTTATCTATTTCACTAACATATTCTGTGTAACTTATGTCATTTTCAGTGACAGTTATTTGAATGCTATCGTCTAACATGAACAAAACTTCATTGTCAGAATTGCGTGTAATTATTTTCATCTTAATCTCCAATCAATAAAGTAGTAGAGGACAATGCAGTTCCAGCAACTTTAGAAACAGAGCCAGCACTTGTTCCTAAAGAACCGTTATCCTGTATGTAATAAGTTGTGCCAGCAGTTAATCCAGTTTGAGCATCGTCTATACCACCTTTAGTCATAACCGATACTGTTTGCCCTGTTGCGGCGGAATTTTGTGCTACTCCGACAAATGGTGATAAAGATAGACTTGTTGCTGATACTGTCCTAGATAAGTTAAAACTCTCAACATAAGGATCAGCACCATCGGTTGTGTATAATCCGTAAAACTCAAAGTTATTGCCAGTATCTTCGGCGGCTACAGACTTCCAGACATCATTGTCGTTGCCTCCAGTAGCTATGTCAGTTGTTGTCCCTTCTGTTGCAACATTACTGGATAAAGTAAAATCTGTGACTTGTACCTTATTGTCAGTGTTGTTGTAGAAAATTATTCCACCGATGTTGCTTGAATTACTTGATAAGAAAACATCACATGAAGTTTCACCACCAGCCGCAGGGCCAGTAAATGCAGTTCCTTTTGTAATATTGCTAGGAAGCGCATTAGCACCGCCTTCAGTAAAGGTAAAAGGAACAACGTCAATAGTATCACCAGTGTTGTTTTGTAAAGCCACAACAAAAACACCACTTTGATTTTCATTATAAGCTATTGCATTGTTTCGCAAACCTAGCCCAGCATTTTTAGCATTTATGCCTACGCTTACGTTACTGCCAAAGGTTAATGTGTTGCTATAAAACTTAAATGGCACAACATAGTTTAGGTTATCTGTATTACTTCTATAAGTAACAATGCCCTGTGAATTACCATTAACATGGTCAAAAAATACATCAGTTTGACCGTTTATATCATCACCACTAAAAACATATTGGGTTCCTGTATTATTAAACCCCCCTGCGCCAACATGCACTGCAACAAGAGCCTCACCCCTGTTGCCAGCATTATTATCCATCCAAACAACTATAACTTGGTCATCATCAGTACCACCATTTTTTGGGCTGTCGCAAGAAATACGATAGGTACTGTTTGTTGTAAAAGTATATGTTGTTCCTAATGAATTTCCTGAAGTTTCCCAATTTATTAGCTTTCCATATTCATTATTACTACGGAATGCGATTGCCCAGTAATTACCTTGTATGTGGCAAACATCTCCTTCAAAAAAATCATTGGTAAATGTAGTGGAGTTTCCAAATGTTACTACGCCATTAGACACACTACCCGCCCTTGCAAAACCTGATCCATTATCACGTTTTCCTATAATGACGAATTTGCTTTTGTCTGATTTATCTGTTGCAATTTTCCAACGCTCAATAGATGTCGCAGCAGTATTGTTTGCATTAACCGCAGTATTAGAAGAATTGAATGCGTAATTAGTAACTTCTACTGCCACTTTTGCAACGTCACCATCGCTTCGCAATATAAGCATATCACCATCGGTGACTGTACCATCAGCTAACGCACTAAACAAATTACCAGCCGATGATAGGCCAGTTAGGTTAGAGCCATCTACTGCAGGTAGTTGTCCTGAACTATTTAGTTGTACGATATTGTTTGCACCAGTACCTACATCAAGCGAAGCTACGGTGCCTAATGAAGACGTATCAGCTTTCAAGTCTAGCTGCGTTTGTACGTTTGTGTTAATACCTGCTACACCGTTAAGCTCTGATGTAGTAGCAGTTATACCATCTAACGTGTTAAGCTCTGCAGCAGTAGCAGTAACACCACTGATCTCAGTAGACTCAATAGTACCATCAGAGAGAATACTTCCAGTGGAAATAAAGTCTGCTAAATCTCTTGCCTTACTCATTACGTATATCCTCTAATGTATATCTTATTACTCAGGCTTCGTAGGCCAGTCAGCTTCTTCTAGGTTAGGCCAGTTAGCATGGCTTGTGATGTCACGTAGAGC